ATTAAAATCCCTTCCTTCCATTATTAAATGCTAAATTATTACTTATATAAGGTGTTAATATTTTACCTGCAGGTCTACCATCAATTAATACTTTCATATTTGCTATTGCTTTTGTCATTTCATCCATTTTAGCTAATAGCATATCCATGTTACTACCTGTAGAGCCGATATTATTTCCACCTATAGGATTAGAACTTACGCTCATATCAAAATTTCCAGCATTAACATTTGGTATTGCTGCTTCGGCTATTGCATTTGCTTGCTTAGATATACTGTTTACTGTATCTCCAATACCTAATCCAAATCCTTCACCTGTATAGACACCAAGTTGTCTCATTACCCTAGAAGGTGAATGTATATCCATTTTTTCTTTTACACCATCAATAAAGCTATCGCAAAGTCCGCCTATCCATCCTTTCATTCCATTCCATGCATCACTTATTCCTTGTTTAATTCCAGCAACTATATTTTTCCCTATATCCATCATTTTGCTAGGTAGATTTGTGAAAGTATCAACTATTCCATTAAAAACATCTGTCATTCCAGTTTTAGCTTCTGTCAACATATTCCCACCCCAAGTTGTCATGTTTGTTACACAATTAGTTAACCATGTCCATATTTGTCCTGGGAGTTGTGTGAAATAAGTTACTATATTAGTTATCCAAGCACTTACATTAGTACTTATCCAACTTGCCACATTACTTCCCCATGTCCCTAAATTAGTAACAACATTTACAAGCCAAGTCCAAATCTTTCCTGGCAACTCTGAAAACCATGTTGATATATTTTCAATCCATACTGGAACATTAGTTGTTAAATAATTTATTGTATCTGTTCCCCATTTTATAATAGATCCTAAAGCTTCGCCTAACCCATAGGCAATTTTATTAGGTAATTCTGCAAACCATGCATACATTGATTCTAACCAAGCTGGTACACTTTCAGTAAAAAATGTAACTATGTTATTCCATCCTGTTTGAAAAAAAGTAATTACACTTTGTATAAATCCATCTATAAAAGTTTTAAATCCATCACAATTGCTATATAGCAAAGCAAATGCTCCTACAAATGGATTTACTAAAAATAATAATAATTGCTGCCAGTTATTAGTTACAAAATCAATTACAGTCTGAAATGCTTGTGGAATTGTAACTGTAAAAAATGTAACTATTCCATTTAAGGCATTGCTTATTGTTGCTTTTATACCTTCCCATATTTCAGCCGCTTTAACTTTTATAGTATCCCAATTTGTATATAGTAATACACCAGCAGCTACAAGTGCAGTTATTGCAGCTACTACCCCTAAAACGGGTAATGCTATTGCTCCAATACTTACAGTCATTGTTCCTGCCAAAGATGCTAATGTCATTACCAATGGAGCTATTCCAGTAAGTATCCCCATTAATATTCCCAATGCTGATACTATTGCAGTTATAGTGGCTGCTAATACTGGATTATTCGATACCCATTCAGCAAATTTTCCTATTACATTTGAAATAACTTCAAGGAGTGGTGATAATGCTAATTTTAAATCTGCAAGAGCAGTTTGGAATTGTATCATTGGATCAGAATCTAAATCAGATATTGCACCATTTAAATCATTTTGATTCTGTTCTGCTGTTTTTAGATTATCATTCATTCCTAAGATTGTATCTGTAATTTTAGTTCCATTTTCTTCCCAGAGAGTTCCCCAAATAGTAGTACCTATTTGATTTTGAAGTGTAGCATCATCAATATTAGATACAGCTTGAGCTAATTCCTGCATTGCAACTGAACCTTCTGAACCTCCTGCCGCAATATCTTTTCCCCAATCGCTTAATTGTTTCCCTGAGACATCTATTTGTGCAAATAATTCTTCTAATTCTGGACCTACACCTTGTGCTATCTCAGACATTACAATTCTACCTTCTTTTAGCCCATCCAATAAAACATCAATATTCCATGTACCCGTTTCTACCCCTGCTGCCATTATTCCTTGAATTTCTTCTGCACTATATCCAGCTCTAGCTAATTGACTTCCATACTCTGTTATTATATCTAACTGATCTGGAGGAAAACCAACTTTTAATAAGCTATATGTTAGAGCTAATGCTTCTTGATCTGTTATCCCCAAATTCGAAGATAACTCATTTGTTTCCTGTATTAATTCAGTAAAATCAACATCTCCATAAGCTGATACTATAGCTGCGGCTCCTTTTACAACTTCTGAATTACTTTCATCGCTTGCATCTTTATTAAGCGCCCATTGCCTGCGCACTCCTTCTAATGCTGATTCAGCATCAACTCCATAGCTTGTAATATTATTTATTGCTTCTTTTACTGATTGTACGGAACCTTCATCAAGTTGCATAGAAATAGATAATTTTGTATTTAAACTTGATGTATCAAAAGCATCTTCTATTACTTGAGATATTCCTACACCAGTAGCTGCTCCAATAACTAATTGAGATAATCCACTTTTTAATTCTCCAACCTTGTCTTCTGCTTCTTCTGTTGATTCTCCCAATTCTTTCATGTCTTTTTTTAATTTATCAACATTACTTCCATCATCTATTTTAGACAATGATTGCTTTAATTTTTTTATAGAACTTTCAGTAAATTCTATTTCCCTTTGAAAAGATCTATATTGTTGTTCTCCAATATCTCCATTTTTAAATTGTTGTTCAACTTGACTCTGAGCACTCTTTAAACCATCTAACTTTTTTGAAGTTACTTCTATCTGTTCTGATAAAAGTTTTTGTTTTTGTGCTAAAGCCTCAGTATTCCCCGGATCAAATTTTAAAAGCCTATCAACATCCTTTAATTCTTTTTGTATATCTATGCTTTGTTTTGTAATATCTCCTAATGCCTTTTTAAGGCCTGTGGTTTCTCCATCAAGTTCTATTGTTATACCTTTTATTCTATCTGCCATATGACCTCCTTTCTAAAGGCTAAAAACTATCAAAATCAGATTGAGTTGCCTTTCTATTTCTAGATTTTTTAGGATTATTTATATCAACATATTCCTGCATATAATCCAGGCACATTCCTATAGTCATAACTTCCATATCGTCTAATGTTAGCTTTGATTTTCTGCACAAAGAAAGGAACAGCTCAGTAGTCATTACTTCACTGTTCCTTGTATCTTCATTTTCTATTTTTTTTTACCCTTAATACTAGCCACAATTAGATCTTGTATTTGCGGAATTATTTCAAATAGTGGAAACTCTTCAAAAGTATCAAGCCACTCTAAAGGTTCTGGAATTTTCTTATCAGCGGTTTTAGCTAACACCCATATAATGTTGTAAAATGTATTGAAGTCTATTTTAGCTAAAGTTTCAGCTTGATTTTTTGTTTTCTTGATTTTTGTTAGTTCTTCCATTTTGAGTATTTCTGAAAAATAATCTCTTCCAAACTGTGCTTTATATCTTAATGGTGTTGCTGCTGTAGATTTAAAGCTTACTTGCTTACCATCAATTTCAATAGTCTTTTCCATACCTAACCTCCTTAAGCTACTACCTTTTCATAAACTTTTGTATACCAAGCATCATAAATTTTAGCTGGTGTAGTTGTCGTAGTTTTTGTTTTTACTGCATAATCTCCAGGTCTAGGACTTGAAACAAATGATAATTCTACTGTATTAGGGTCTGTTTTATCAGTTTTTGTAGCTGAACTAACTTTTGGTCTAGATGCTTTACAATAGTACATTACATGTCTTATGGCTTTTACATCTCCAGTAAATTCAAACATAAGCGCAAAATATGAACCTGTAGCAGTAGATTTTTCTGTTATTACCAAATCTTCAGAATCTTTTTCTTCTCCAAGTATTTCTGTAAGAAAATCTTCAGTAAGATTTGCCAATGTTAAGCTTCCATCATAACCTTGGTTATTATCAGCAGAATAATACAACATATCATCAGCATAGAATTCTGTCATATCACCTCTTGGATCTAATGATAACTCTGTATTTCCTGGCAATGCTTTTGGTGTTGCATATGTTATTTCTCCATCTTCACCAATTGTTATTTTTGCATAATGTGCATTTTTAAGACCAAATGTAACTTTATTTTCACTCATGTTATATCAACCTCACTTCATAAATTTTTTGAAATAATCGCTCTGAATCAATCCATGTTTCGGTTGTTTCATAAGCAATTTCATTTGTATATAAAATATCTTCTAATATTTTCTCTGCTTGCAAATCTTTTTTATTTGTATAGAGTTCAATTT